CCCTGAGTCTTTCGACTCAGAGGCTTTGAATCATGATTATTATATCTGGGTGAAAAATGGAAATTTGAGAAAGCTAGAGATAAAGATGCCAGACCGGTATGAAGGTAGCTAAAAGAAATTTGGAAAAGTGGCATAATCGCTGAAAAATTCATCAATCACTTGTGCAAAGTGTGATTGATGAATGAGCGATGAAATGATATAATTAATTAGAATGGAGGGGAGGAAAAACAGATGCAGAATAAAAAACCGCCATTTACAATTACAGAAAAAATTCTCACAGATGTAATGGAGATTTGTGAACTTGTTGGAAAAGTGAGCTCAACACAACATCTTTCATCTGACCCTGTTCTGCGTAGGCAGAATCGGATTAAAACAATTTATTCCTCTCTTGCAATTGAACAAAATACACTATCCTTAGAGCAGGTAACGGCTGTACTATCAGGAAAACGTGTCCTTGCATCGCCAAAAGACATTGCGGAGGTGAAGAATGCGTATGAAATTTACGACCATTTGAATGAATTGAATCCATACTCAGTGGAAGACTTACTGTTGGCTCATCATGTGATGATGCGAGGGCTGGTTCAAGAAGATGGTGTGTTTCGCTCAAAGCCAGTAGGTGTGGTTGACAGTCATGGAAATGTACTTCATTTTGGAACACTACCGCAGTATGTGCCTCCTCTGGTGGAAGAACTGCTCAAATGGACAGAGGACAGCCCGCTTCCGATGCTGATCAAAAGTTGCGTGTTTCACTATGAATTTGAAGTAATCCATCCGTTTGCAGATGGAAATGGAAGAATCGGAAGGCTTTGGCATACGCTACTGCTCTCCAGATGGAATCCGCTGTTTGCATGGCTTCCGGTGGAGTCTATTGTTCATGATCATCAGCAGGAGTATTATGAGGCTATCAATACATCCAATGCCCAAGGTGAAGGAACTGCATTTATTGAATTTATGCTAAGTATGATTGAAGAAGCACTTTTGAGTGTAATCCCAGAAAACTTCGAAAAGAGCATGATGCCTACAAGTGGAAAAGAAAATCGATGGAATATTCTTGAAAAATACTTGAAAAAAGAGAAGATTATTCATAACAGTGATGTGCAACAGTTGCTGGAAGTCTCTTCAGCAACGGCAAATCGAATTCTAGTTTCTTTTGTAAAAGAAGGTAAACTAGAGAGAGTGAGAGATGGTCGCTATTGGGCGTATCAAAAGTTATAAATGGGAGTTGCATAAGCAATGCAGAATACAAACAGAGCACAAGAAAGTGGATATAAGGCTTCTCTGACAAGAGAACAGTTTTTATTCCACGAAATGCGAATTGTAGCGAAGCAAATGGTGCAAGGAGAGGATCTTGCATCAATGATACAAATAATTGCCGCCAATAATCTCTTCCAGTATCCAACTGAACGCATGACAGCTGGTATGGTTCGGGCGTGTTATCGGCGGCTAAATCTTTTGAATAGTGAACAACTGCTTCGGAATATTGCAGAGCATTCCGTGGAAGAGGCAAAACAAATTTGTCTTTACGCGATTATGAAGGATAATAGACTTGTCTGGGATTTTATGGTAACAGTTATTGGAGAAAAATATCGAAACCAAGATTTCAGCTATGGAAAACTTGACATGACAAGTTTCTTCATAAGATTACAAGAGCAAAATGATGCTATCGCAGATTGGAGCGAATCTACAGTCAAAAAGCTGAAATCGGTTCTAAATCGAATTTTAAGAGAAAATGATTATCTGGATAGTATAAAAGCAGGCCATTTGAACCCGGTTTGGCTTTATCCGGAATTGGAAAATGTGATTCTTACAAATGGGGATCAGGCGGTATTGCCCGCATTTAACCGTTTTGAGTGAGGAAAATTTAATGGGTGACATACAAAAACGCCTTGATAACGTTCGGCAGATGATTCAGAGTCAAGATTTCCTAGAAGGAAAAGGTCTTAGCAATGAAGTGAATATTCGTATCTTCTGCTATGAACCAAGAGATGAAATGGCGGTTCGACATTTCATTGAACAGCTATCTACAGATATGACACTGGGCTGTCAGTTGCGGATCTGTAATTTATATCAAATCTTCCTAGGGATTTGTGAAGGCATGGATATTTTAGATGCAATCCCCGATATGGAAGAAGAGGACGGCCATGATTATCTGTTGGAACAGCTTCAATCGACAATTGGAGTCGATGAAATTGTACAGAAAATTCAGAGCGAGCCGTTCCAGCCGGGAGAAGTACTGGTTTTGACTGGCGTTGGAGAAGCGTTTCCATTTATGCGAATTCATACGTTACTGGAGGCATCATTGTTTGCAGAGAGGCCGGTGCTTGTGTTTTACCCGGGAACATTTAACGACCAGCAGCTGCGGCTGTTCAACTGTCTGAAGCCGAACAATTACTATCGTGCATTTAACGTTGTGTGAAGGGGGGAATAGAGCTTTGGTTATACAGAATATGTTTGTAGAAGACATCAACCGTAAAATTAACGGTGTTGTCAAGGTTGACGAGGACGAGAACAAGGTCCTGGAACAGGAACTGAACGAGTACGTTATTACACGAGAGCTGAAGCGACATTTTGCAGACTTTTTCAATACCTATGCAGAAGCATTTGACGAACCAACGGCAGATACAGGAGTCTGGATCTCCGGTTTTTTTGGCAGCGGTAAATCTCACTTCTTGAAAATGTTGTCATACTTGTTGGAAAACAAAGAGGTTAATGGCATTCGTACGGTGGAGCGCTTCCGCAAGAAATTTGAGGATGACCCTGGTACCTTTATGCAGGTGGATCGTGCAACCAAAGGTGAAACCGAGACGATTCTGTTTAATATCGATTATGAAGGCTCTATCAATAAGGATAAAACAGCCGTTTTACGTGTTTTTGCTAAGGTGTTCTATAATCATCTGGGATTCTTTGGCAGCAATCTCAAAGTTGCTATGCTGGAGCAGTACATTACGCAGCAGGGCAAAATGGATGAATTTTGCCGTCTGATTGAAGAAAAGAAGGGCAAACCTTGGACTGAAGTGCGGAAAGCATTTGCATTTAATGGAAAATTCATTAAGCCTGCACTGGCGGAAGCATTGGATATCAGTGAAGAGGATGCAAACAACTGGTTTAACGATAAGAGTGCAACGGAACTCTCTGTTTCACAGCTTGTAGAAGACATCAATGCATACGTCAGCACAAAACCTGCAAACTTCCGCCTTCTGTTCATGGTGGACGAGGCGGGGCAGTATGTTGGCACGGACACGGATATGCTGCTGAATCTGCAGTCTTTGGTGGAAAAAATCGGCAGCGAATGCAGAGGAAAAGTCTGGGTGGTCTGCACCGGACAGGAAGCTATTGATGAGATTATCAAAGTACGAGCAGATGAATTTTCTCGAATTCAGGCTCGTTTCAAAACTCGTCTGAGCCTTTCTTCTTCTTCCGTAGACGAAGTAATTCAGAAGCGTATTCTGAAAAAGACTCCGGAAGCAGAAAGAACGCTGGATGCGGTCTATGAGAAAGAAAGCTCCGGGATGCGCAACTTGTTCAGCTTTACAAATGCAATGCCGGACATCAAGGGCTTCTCTGGTCCGGCACAATTTGCAGAGGACTTTCCGTTCGTTCCATACCAGTTTCTCATCATGCAGAAAATTTTTGTGGAGATCCGCAAACACGGCAATGCAGGTAAACACTTCTCCGGCGGCGAGCGTTCCATGCTGAGCGGATTTCAGGAAGCAGCACAAAAAGTGGAAAAGCAGAACGAGTTTGCGTTGGTGCCGCTGTTCCGCTTCTATGATACTGTACATTCT